GAAATCAACGGCATTTCTTAACGCTGATGTCACAATGGAGTCAGTTGGTTTTGACCCTAAGAATTTGCAGCTCAATGAAGCCAGAAACTATGTATCTTTGGAATTAAGCCGTGCGTGTGGGTTGCCTGCTTATTTCACAGACAGCCAGCAGTCGAGTTTTACCTACGCCAATGCTTTAGACAAGCGACGTGACCTAGTTGACTTTGCTTTCCGTACTTACATGTCAATTATTGAACAACGCCTATCTTTTGCCGATTTCACACCAGCTGGCAACAAAGTCATGTTTGACTTGGACAATTTCTTGCGTGGCAATCCTTACGAGCGCGCGCAAGTCTATGAAATCTTAAATCGTATCGGCGCAATGTCGATCGACGAAATACGCGCAGAGGAGGACATGTTGTTATGAAAAAACTCATCACACCAATTGCTATTACCGCAGCTGACTCAAACAGTCGCACGATCACTGGTCGCATTGTGACATTTGAGGAGACAGGAAACGCCTCAATTGGCAAGGTGCAATTTGCTAAGGGCAGCATTGAAGCAAAGTCTGTTTTGCTTAACCTAGAGCATGACCGCACACGCCGTATTGGTAAGACTTTGTCAATTGAGTCAAACGAGCAAGGCATTGATGCAACATTTAAGATCGCCAACACAACAGCTGGGACAGATGCACTTGTAGAAGCAGCTGAAGGTTTGCGCGACGGTTTTAGCGTCGAGGTTTATTTTGACGAGTATGAAACCTTGAAGGACGGCACAGTACGGATTATCAAGGGTGAAATGACTGGCGTTGCTTTAACGTCAGAGCCAGCAATTAGGTCAGCGCGAGTCGCTGAAGTCGCAGCTACTGAAGGCGACGAGGAGATTTCTGACTCAACAATTGAGCCAGATGCAACACCAACAGAAAAGGACGACGAAGTGGAACAAACCGTTACACCAGCGGAAGCCGTCGAAACGGTAGAAGCCGCACAGTCAGTAACAGCAAATGCAAAGCCAGCAGTGGGTGGTTGGACTTCAAAGCCACGCCTAGAGTTCACAGCTGCTAAGTATTTGGAAAACACAATCCGCGCCTCACTTGGCGAGGAGTCAGCACGTCAGTATGTCGCAGCGGCAGATGACACAACAGACAACGCAGGTCTTGTGCCTACACGTCAGTTGACAGAAGTTATCAACGGACTTGCTAACACGACAAGAAGTGCCGTGGACGCGATCAGCCGTGGGGTCTTGCCTGACGCTGGCATGTCTTTTGAAATTCCAAAGATCACAACAATGCCAACAGTTGCTGAAACAGCAGAAGCAGGCACACCAAGCGAAACAGATCAAGCGTCAAGTTTCTTGTCAGTAACAGTCAAGAAGTATGCTGGACAACAAACATTTAGCGTTGAATTGCTAGATCGCACATCACCATTATTCTTTAACGAGTTGCTAAACAACATGTCAGCAGCTTATGCAAAGGCAACCGACCTTGCTGTTTACACAGCACTGGCATCTGGTGCAACAGCTGATGCAACAACACTCACAACATACCCAACAGCTTCTGAGTTGCTTGGCTTTGTGTCACGCGGTGCTGCATCTGTTTACTCAAACACACAAGGCTTTGCAAGAAACATCTTGGCAAACACAAGCCAGTGGGCAAACCTAATGACACTCAACGACTCAGGTCGTCCAATTTACATGGCTGCACAGCCAAGCAACGCAGGCGGCGCAGTACGTCCAGACTCAATCCGCGGCAACGTCGCAGGTCTTGATCTATACGTCACAGCAAACGTGCCGTCAGCAAATGACACTGACAAAGATGACTCAATGCTTATCATCAACCCAAGTGCTTACACATGGTACGAGTCACCAACATACCGCTTGCGTGCAGACGTAATTGCATCAGGTCAAATCGCAGTATCTGTTTACGGTTATGGCGCAATTGCAACCAAGATCGGTGCAGGCGCGTTTGGTATTAACAAGACCTGATAACAACCCACTAATCATGCGGCGGGTTCTCCCGATCTCGCCGCAGCAGTCGAAAGGAAACGGACATGCCAGCCATTGTCACAGCTAGTCAGTTGCGCACGGTGCTTGGCGTGTCCGTTTCACTTTACAGCGACAGTTATTTAGACGAGATCATCAACACCAGCGAGGACGTCATTTTGCCAATGCTGGTTGCAAACGTTTCAGGCATTGACGCTTACAAGTTGAAAGACAACGTAGCTACTTTTTACACAATCCGCGAGCATTACTTTGTAGCTGGTCAATCAGTAATCGTGACAGGCTTACCTGCACCATTTACATCAACCTTTACAGTCGTTGACAGCGCGCCTTATTACTTTACGGCGGTGCTTACAAACGCAGACGTCACAATGCGGGCAATAGTGCCAAACGGAAAAGCGACATTGTCAGGTTATTCAGCTGCTCAAATTTATGCCAGCACACCAGCAATTGAGTCAGCAATTTTGGCTGTTAGCGTTGAGGTCTTTCAATCACGCGTTGCAGCTGGTGGACAGATCGAGGGCGTGGACTTTGCCAGTTCGCCATACCGCATGGGTCGCAGCTTGACCAACCGCGTCAGCACATTGCTTATGCCTTATTTGGACGCCGAGACAGTGGTTCAATAAATGCCAGCAAACTCAATTGCCGAGACACGTTCAGCTCTAGCAAACGCCTTTAGCGCGCTATCTGCAAACGTGTATCCGAGCGTGCCTGAGTCACCAATACCGCCAGCCATTGTTGTCGTACCTGACAGCCCATACATGGAAGTCGTGTTAATTGGCAAGGCAAAAACACAGGTCAAACTTAATTTTGCAATTACAGCCATTGTCGCCAGCAATAGCAATGCTGGGTCACTGGACAATCTAGAAAAGCTCATAATCGGAATTCTTGCGGCAATGCCCGCAGGATACGTCGTAGGCGTAATTGAAAAGCCAACGGTGTTGGAAGTAGGACAGTCTCCAATGCTTGTCGCTGACATAAACGTTTCGACTTATTACACTCAAACAACATAGGGGACAAAATGCCAACGACAATCATAACTGGTCGCGATTTAGTCGTGACCATTGCAACCGTTAACTATGACGCACAGGCGACCAGCGCAACTCTTGCGAACAGCCCAACCGTCGAGACATACCAAACACTGGACGGCAAGGCTTACAAGCACATTGACGATCAGTGGACTTTTGACATTTCAATGCTTGCTGACTGGGGAGCAACAGGTTCACTTTGCGAGGCACTTTGGACAGCTTGCGAAACAGCACCAAACACAACGCTGGCTGTTTCAATGACAGCGGTTACAGGCGCAGTTTTTGCATTTAACGTAATGCCAGTGTTTCCAAGCGTCGGCGGTGCAGCACCAGATGCACAGACCGTTGATCTATCATTTGTCGTAGTGGGAACACCTACTGAGACATTTAGCTAAAAACTACTAATCGGGAGACAAAATGAAACTACCAATCACAATTGAATACACAAACGGCGATCAGATCACTTACACAGCTGCACCGCCAGAGTGGGTCAAATGGGAAAAGCACACAGGTCACACAATTGCTCAGGCACAGGAAAAGATCGGCATTTCCGATTTAGTATTTCTTGCCTATCACGCTATGAAGCGTGAAGCAGCTGGAAAGCCTGTCAAGCCGATCGACATTTGGACAGAAGGTATTGCTGAGGTAATCGTAGGTGAGGCAAACCCAAAAGCTACGCCGTCGGAAGCCTTAGCAGAATAGTTTGGGAGGTAGCTCTGGCAACAGGGCTACACCCAGATGTTTTTGAGACAGCCGAGGACATACTTACCGTCATTGAGATTTTGGAAAGGCGAGCAAATGGCTAAAGATGCAATCAGCTATGACAAGGCTGAGCTGCGCGCCATTACTCGATCTTTCAAGGCTATGGACGACGAGGCGTTGTCACAAGCTAAAGAGGCAACCTCAGCTCTAGCCACTTATGTGCAGGGCAAAATTAAATCCGCAGCTAGTACAAAAACGCGCAACCTCGTTGACAATCGCGTTGCTGACGGCTCGAAAGTGTCTAAGTCATCAAAAATTGGTGAGATCAGTTTTGGTTATGCCTCACAAAAATTAAGCGGTGGCGCAACGACTCAGCAAATTTGGGGCGGCGTTGAGTTTGGGTCAAACAAATACAAGCAGTTCCCAGTGTGGTCAGGTCGAGAGGGTCGAGGGTCACGCGGTTGGTTTATTTATCCAACCTTGCGAGCTGCACAACCTGAGATCATTAAGCAATGGGAACAGTCATTTAACAAGATAGTTAAGAGGTACAACTAATGGCTGGAAGTCGTACCCTCAAACTTTCCATACTTGGAGACGTTGACAACCTTAATAAATCGCTTAAAGCAGCCAGCAAAGATGTTGACACTTTTGGCGACAAAATGGGCAAGGTTGGCAAAATGGTTGGCGCAGCTTTTGCAGCTGCTGCTGCTGCCGCTGGTGCTTATGCAATCAAGATCGGCGTTGAAGGCGTCAAGGCTGCAATCGAGGACGAGAAGGCACAGACACAGCTTGCACTTGCTTTGGAAAACGCCACAGGGGCAACCACGGCACAAATTGCTGCAACCGAACAATCAATTCTTAAAATGTCACTTGCCACGGGTGTGGCTGATGATCAACTGCGCCCAGCACTGGGTCGTTTGGTTCGATCAACTGGGGACACCGAAAAGGCACAGCAACTACTTGCCCAAGCTCTAGACATAAGCGCGGCAACAGGTAAGCCATTAGAAACAGTCGCCGCAGCGTTAAGCAAGGGTTTTGACGGGAACACAGCCGCACTTGGGAAACTAGGCATTGGGCTTTCAGCAGCCGAATTGAAAACAATGTCATTTGAACAGGTTCAATCCAAACTTTCAGATTTATTTGGTGGCGCGGCTGCGGCAAACGCTGACACTTATGCAGGTCGCATTGCTCGCATGCAAATTGCATTTGATGAGGCTAAAGAAACAATTGGGTTTGCACTATTGCCAATTCTTGAAAAGCTTATGGGCTTTATTAACAACAACGCTTTGCCAATCATCAACGCATTTAGCGGTGCTTTTAGCCTCAACGGCAATGGTCTTGGCGGTGTCATAACAACACTTGGCAACATCATCACTAGCGTATTTACGCCAATCATCAATGGCATGATTAAAGCGTTTGGGTATGTTCGAGATGCAATCGGTGACAATCTTGACACTTTTAAGGAATTTGGCGCATTGATCGCAACCTATGTTGCACCAGTCATAGGCACGGTTTTAGGCGGTGCGTTACAGGTAGCAGGCAAAATCGCAGGCGGTGTTATTGACGTCATTGCTGGCGTTGTCAAAATTCTCAATGGTCTGATCTCAGGTGCGGTGGCAGGTATCAATGCTTTAATTTCTGCCTATAACGCAATACCGTTTTTGCCAAACGTCAGCAAGATTTCAACACCGTCCGTTAGTGTGCCTACAATCAAGACACCAACAGTGCCAACAACGACAACGACAATACCTAAGATTTCAGCACCGCAAGGCGGTGGCACAACAGGTGGCGGCAGCGTAGGTGGCGTGACAAAAGCTGCCAGCGTCGCAGCTAGTGTTGCAAAAGCCAGTGCAGGCATTTCAAATTTTAATGTTGGCAGTTTTAGAAAAGCCGAAGCCGAAAGCATGGGCACAACAATCAACCTGACCGTGACTGGGGCGTTTGATAAGGAAGGCACAGCACGCACAATCGTTGACACATTAAACAACAGCTACTATCGCGGCACAGGCGGCGCAACTAACCTGCAAATAGCATGACCCAGTGGACGCCAGTTTGGCTGGTAGAGATCGATGGCGTTTCTTACACTGACGCCGTTTTGGCTAATTTAACAATCAGGTCAGGTCGCACAAACATTTACGAGCAAGCCCAAGCAGGTTACGTGAATTTGCAGCTGCTAGACGTTAATCAGGCGACCATACCTGTCAACATCAACAGCACCATTTCAGTGCAGGTGCAAGACACATCAAGCACATACGTCCCAATCTTTGGTGGGACAGTCGTTGACATTGGGCTTGAAGTGCGCGACGTAGGCAGCACAATGTTCACCCAGACATACAGCATCACAGCACTTGGCGCGTTGTCTCGTTTGCCAAAGGCGTTGACAAATGGCGTGCTGTCTAAAGATTTTGACGGAGATCAAATCTGGACAATTCTGTCTGACCTATTGCTCAACACTTGGGCAGAAGTGCCAGCAGCTTTGACGTGGGCAACATACGACCCAACAACAACATGGGCAACCGCTGAAAACGTTGGTTTAGGTGAGATCGATCGCCCAGGTGATTATGAATTAGCCGCACGATCTAGTGAGCGCACAGACGTTTATTCTTTGGTATCTGCATTGGCAACGTCAGGTCTTGGCTACATTTACGAGGACGCATTTGGACGCATTTCTTACGCTGATGCAACACACCGCAGTTTGTACCTGTCAAACAATGGCTATGTGCAATTAACAGCCAACCAAGCACGCGCAGCTGGTTTGCGCGTTGAAACCAGAGCAGGCGACGTACGCAACAATGTCACAATTCAATACGGTAATCAAAGCCAACATGAACAAAGCGCAAGCGACGCTGACTCAATTTTGCAGTACGGCACGCTGTCTCAGATCATTTCGACGACCTTGCACAACTCAGCTGACGCAACCCAGCAAGCCAATTTTTACCTTGCCTTGCGTAAAACACCGCAGGCAATTTTTAGCGAGATCACATTTGACTTGACAAACCCAGAGCTAGACGACAGCGACCGTGACAACCTCATTGGCGTGTTTATGGGTGAGGCATTGGCAATCAATGACCTACCAGCAAACATGGGCGGTATCTTTCAGGGCTTTGTTGAGGGCTGGTCATTTCAGGCGTCGTACAACCAACTCTCGATCACTCTTAACATTTCACCAACGGCTTACTCATTGCAGGCTTTGCAATGGGACGAAATCTCAGCTGCATTTACTTGGTCGGGCGTGTCGCCAACGCTTGACTGGGCACGTGCAACAATTATCACTTAACAAGGAGACAAACTATGACGAACCCGACAACACCGTTTTCGTGGCAAATGCCGACTTCGACGGATTTGGTAACTGACCTGCCAGCAGATTTTGAAACATTTGGTCAAGCCGTTGCCACATCAATGGCTGATTTGTTGGGTGGCACAACTGGTCAAATTTTGTCGAAGGCTTCAAACACAGACATGGACTACACATGGATTGCTAACGATCAAGGAGACATAACAGCGGTAGTCGCTGGAACAGGTATCAGCGTTACAAGCGGCACTGGGCCGATACCTTCAGTAGCACTCGATCTAACATCTGCCAACGTGTTTACAGCTGCACAAACAGCGACACGCTTTATTGTTACAGGTTCAACAGTTGCAACAAATGGTATGTATTTAATTGGTGCTAACAGTTTGGGCTTTAGCACTAATTCTGCAGTAGCGTTACAGATAAATGCCACAGGCGAAACTTCCATTGGTAGTACAGCACCTACGGTGGGGCGGCCACTTACAATAAATAAGACTTTAACAGGTAATGTGAACGCCTATGCCATAAATATAAATTCGGCAATCCAATCAGACGTAACCTCAAATGCAGCCTATGTGAGGACTTTTCCATCAACGGCCGCGGCCGCGTTTACCTGCGGTAGTTTATTTAACTTTCACGCAGGT